GCGCGAATATAAGGCCTGACGCCGCAGGTCGAGCGGTTGCGGCTGACCATGTAGAAGAACTGATATGCCGTGAAATGCGTCAGCTCGTCGAAACAGATCAATGCGATCTGAGCGCCCTGCCAGTCGTGGACGCTGGTTTCGAACTGCAGATGCGAAAACTTGATCTTGCTGGCGCGGGGCCAGCGCCACTCGTGCACGCCGAGATGCGGGGTACCACCGAGCCGCGGATAGAAGTTCAGGCTCTCATCCCATAACGCCCCGGGGTTGGTGATCTGGGGCGTCGTGCGCCGGAAGAACACCGCCGCAAAATTCGCCACCCGGCTGACGTGGCGCAGCGGCTCCAGGATCAGTCCGACCGTCTTGCCACCGCCCGCCGCACCGCCGTATATGCAGATGTCAGCTTCGCTTCGCAGAAATGCGGTCTGAGGTCCGGGCTGCGCCGAGATCGTGGCCCTTGGCGATGGCGACATTTGTCACGCGCCGCGCGCCGAGGCGGGTTGTCCCCTCTCATTGGGAGCCAGGTCGCCACCGTTGTCGGACAGAATGTCCACGGTGTGTTCGGTCGCCCCAGGTCCTCCTTTCCTTCCGGTGATCTTGGTCTTGCGCGGGAGAGTATCTGCCGGGCTAGCGAGCTGCCGCCGCTGTTGTTTCCGGGCAAAGTATTTCTCTTGTGCGCCTTGCAGCACCTCCGTCAGCTCAGGATCTCGGCTATTGTCGGGCAGGACCAGGACCACGTTTGAACGATGTGATTCGGTACGGGTCTCCAGAATTGGGTCGTCTGGCGCCGCTCGCTCCCGCCAATTCGCCCGCGTCTTCAGCCAGAAGATGATCGCTGCGATATTGCCCGCCTTCGCGGCGGCGAACAAATAGCCGGAGATCGTCGCATTGGCCTCCGCCACCCCGCGATCGAGCTCATCACGCAAGCGCTTGCGCAGCGTCTTCGGGGCGCAGCCGACGATCTTGGCGATGTCGTCCTGACGGACCCCGACACCAGCCAAATACCGTACCTTCTCGCGCATCGCATCAGTCACGACAAATGCTTTTCTCGCCATGTGCGGCTCCCGATTAATGCCGGTCCTACGTTCCGGCGCGTTCGTCGAACAATTGACCGGAGGCTTGATGTCGCGCGGTGCGTCCGGTGAAGTCCTGCCAGCGTCGCACGACGACATCGGCATAAGCGGGGTTGAGCTCGATGCCGTAGCAGACGCGGCCGGTCATTTCGGCCGCGATCAGGCTCGTGCCCGAGCCGAGAAACGGGTCATAGATCGCCTGGCCGGGCCGGCTGTTGTTGGTGATCGGGCGGCGCATGCATTCAACCGGCTTCTGGGTGCCGTGTCCCCAGCTCTGCTCGCGCTGCCGGTTGCCAAAAGGATTGTTGTTGGGAATTTCCCAGACCGTCGTCTGGGTGCGGTCGCCTTGCCAGTGGCTGGCCTTGCCCTCGCGCACCGCGTACCAACAGGTTTCGTGCTTCCAGTGATAGTCGCCGCGGCTCAGCGTGAAGTGCTGTTTAGCCCAGATGATCTGAGCGCGCAGCTGCAACCCGCAGGCCGCCAGATCGGCGGCGACGATGTCACCGTGCAAAGCCCCGTGCCAGACATAGGCGACATCCCCAGGGAACAGCGCATAGGCCTCCCGCCAGTCGGCGCGATCGTCGTTGAGGACTTTGCCCTGCGCGAGCTTGCCGGTGCTGAGGTTCCGGCGCGCTCTCCAGGACGGCTCGTAGCCGACCCCATAAGGCGGATCGGCGACCATGAGGTGAGGCTCGGCTTCGGCCAGCACTCGCGCCACATCTGCCGCGCTGGTGCTGTCGCCGCAGCCAACCCGGTGGTGGTTTCCCAACAGCCATAGGTCGCCGCACCGAGAGACCGGTTGATCGGGGACTTCCGGAATGCTGTCGGGATCGGTCAGACCGCTCGATCCCAAACCGGCCAGGATGGTTTCGAGCTGATCCGGCTCGAAGCCGATCAGGTCGAGGTCGAAACCGGCGAATCCGAGCTCCTGGAGCTCGTTGCGGAGCTGCTCGGGGTCCCAGCTCGCCCGCGCCGCCAGTTGATTGTCGGCCAGGCGGTAAGCACGCTTCTCCTCCTCGCTCCAGCCGCGCGCGACCACGACCGGGATCGACTTCAGTCCCAGCTTTGCCCCCGCGCCGACACGAGCGTGGCCGACGATCAGCACCCCCGACTCGTCGACCAGCACCGGCATCGTCCACCCCAATTTGAGGATGGAGGCGGCGATCTTGTCGAGGTCGGCCTCGCTATGAAGCCGGGCATTGTGCGCGTAGGGTATTAAATGCTCGATCGGCCAGCGCTCGCTCTGATCGGCCGGCCACGGACGCCTCGGCATTTCGCCCCCGGCATCCGATCGTCTCGACAACATTGTTCACCTCCGTCACGGTGAATGCCTTACGGCATCGTGCCGTGCGGGGGAGTTGTATCCGGCGTGATCAGTGAAACAGTGTCACAAGATTTTACTGACCGGAGGTTTCATCAGAAGGTTTCCCGGCCCGTCAACCCCATCTCGGACCGTGCTTACCACGCCCCCTCTTGAAGGAGGTCTCCAGTTCTGCCCATGCCGTCTTGAAAGCTGCGGGGTAGGCGTTGGCGACCTCGGCCAGGCACCGACGCTGCGCTTCGAGTTTCGTCAGTGATGCCTCAGGGGTCATGATCTCTTTTAGGTGGCGCAGAATTGCCCCGGCAACCGCGACTGTCTTTGTGCTTTGCGCCGGCCATTCGCAAATTCCATTTGCGCGCAAAAACTGCAGCGATCTCCAACACAGGGTATCGAGCGATCGCGACCATAGTCCTACCCGAGCAACTCGATAATCCGGCAGGAACCGGAAGGCCAAGTCGTTCAGCTCAGCTGGAGGTACCTGTACTTGCTCGTTGCTACTCCCGCCCCATCTGATACCAGTCATCAGAACACGACGGCTGTGCACTTTTCTAAACAGATCGTCCACGGCTTCGCCCCAACCCATCATGACAAGCTCGTCAATATCCGACCATTGTCCGCCGCTCTGTGGCGCGGTCGCGACGCACCCGGCGTTGTAATCGGCGCCTGAGAAGCGTGTAAGGGAGCGTGGGTCGAATCGTGGCTTGAAGCCGAACATAGCCTGCACCATCGCCTCTGGCTCACTCAGATCCGTCAGCGCGACGACCCGTTCATGGTCGCGGGTTCGAATCCACATCACCATTTCAGCGAGACCCCAGAAGGTCTTTTGGTCCACGGCACTTGCCATTCTAACCTTCGCTTGATCTAGACCCAGACGGGTGCACCCACCCCTATATGCGGTAGGCGCCTAGGAAAATAGCGCGAATATGGTAGTGGACAAGAGTGTCATCACGGCAAATTCGACGATAAGTCCATAGACCCATAAATAGCTGAGAACCCCCACGCGCCGCGCGTCTGGGTTGCCGGTCCGTGGGCCGCTTTTACGAACGGGCGAGCCTGAGACGTCCCCTTCGCCATTAGAGACAAAGCACCGCGACCGATGGTAGTGGACAAGACCGTCCGCATCACGGTAAGTTCCGCAATCCGGTTGTGACCAGTAAATGGCTGAAGAACAACGGCGTTTTCGATTTGGAATGGAGGCATGGCTTTTATCGCTCCCCTTTTTTATAGACGGTAAATTCATCGGCCGTCCAGCGTCACTGTCCCGAAAAAACGCATTTTGACAAGGGCTTAGGAGAGGCCACCGGGCCCAGCCAATCGGGGAGTTGGACTTACTATTCTTCGTGATTTTCAGTCTGAAACCAGCTTATTACGCTCCAGAATCGCCCCGGAATTAGCGCTATTTCAGAGACGGGTTCGCTCCAGACTGCCTCCTCCAGCGATGAGTCCGGGTTGGTTCGACCAAGACGCTTTGTTTCCCAAACACGGCGTCAGCTCTAGCCCGCATTTCTCATTGGGGGGTGGATTTCGAGGCGCGGTGGCGCGCGGCGGCCGGCTGAGGCCTTCGATCCGAAGGTTGGGACAACCCGGTTTTCTCCGCGGAGTACGCGCCGGATAGCATCGGCATCCAGCTCACGGCGGCGCGCCACCCCCGGACAAAAACCACTGCAGCAAACGAAGACGGCGCAAGCCAGTCTGCTACGCTCCGGCCCGCCGCTCTTCCCTGCTATGCTTTGCCCCAATTAGCCTGGG